TCTAGTATCATGAGCTGCCTGTGAAGCGAAATGCCTAACTACGGCAGCTCTAAAACAAAGGACTTGGTATGGGTAAATTTAAAGACGCCGATCTAACAATCAAAACGATTAAGTTATTTCCTGATTTAAAAAAGAAATTAAGGAAAGGTACAATTAGCACCATTGAAACCCCAGCTAAAAAGTTTGTTGACATTAGATCAAGAGTTAAAAAAGCTGGTGGATACGCTATGGGTGGTGAAGCAACAGAGAGTCTTAGAAAAGGTCAAATCTTTAAAGAGAAGAGAGATAGACGAAGAAAAGAAGTCGATGACATGATCGAAAGATTGTATGGTCCAGGAATTAAACCGAAGAAAAAACCAAAGAATCCGAATAGAATTAAACCTAAAACGAAACCAAAGAGATGATAGGGTTAGCAGTTAGAGGAGCAGGTATAGCTTTAAAAGGCCTTGGTAAGGCTTTAAAAGCGCATAAAAGAAAAAAAAGACGAAAAAGCCTAGGTCTACCTGAAAGAACTAAAATGCAGCAAAGAAGTGCAGCAGGTTTTGTTAAATTAAAAAAGAAAATGAATAAGGATAAACCTGACCTTGTTAAACAATCAGGACCATCTAAAAAAGAAGTTATTGGATATGGAACTGCCGCAGGAGCAGGATTAGGAGCTACGGCTATAATTAAAAAAAATAAGAAAAGATGAGCGATCAAGAGATATTAAAGCAACGTGATTTATTGGACGCGATCCTCGCCTCACGGACCACGGACCAGTATGAAAGAATAGAAAACATGAAAGTCATGGATTCAATATATTTTAAACAAAATCTACCCGAGAATGTGGTATTATTCCCATTACAAAGGATAAAAAGGTATGTACACACAACTACCAGAAAGCCCCGTAAGAAAAGTTTATAAGTGCCGTCATTGCGGAGACGTGTCAATTAAGTTCTATGATCCAAAACAAGACCGCGTGTATACAGCAGAAGAATGGGAAGTAATTATGACTGATGGACGCCAGGCATTAGATAAAGCACTACGATTGGTAAGAGAAGATCCAAAATTCTTTTCATAAACGTCGTTCTCTATAGATGTTTCTACCATTTTATTTTTTAAATTATTTTTTTAGTAAAGTACAAGTTACAAGGTAACAAGGTTACAAGTAGCAGAATACTTACCTTTTTTTGTAACTTCTTGTAACTTACAACTATTTACAAGTTACAAACTACCTATATTTTACGAAAAAAACTCGCATTTCATGGAATTATTTAGTAATATAAAATTAATTTGAAGAAAACATCTATTGAAAAGGTGCATTATGGAAGAAAATAAAGACGTACTTATACCTGAAGCATACTCTGATGCATTGTTTGACAGGAAATTATCAGAAAAACAAAGAAGATTTATATTGTTTCTTGTCCATTCTGAAGGATTGAAAACAGCTACACAATGTGCGGTTGATGCTGGGTATGCACCTGGTTCTGCACGAGTCAGAGCTTCAGAACTGCAAAACCCTGATAAATCACCATTAACTGCAAAAGCAATTGAGATGGAAAGAAGAGCTGTGCTGGATAGGTACAAATGCACTCAGGAAAGATCGTTGTCTACATTGGCTAGAATTAGAGACCAGGCGTCATCTGCTGGTAACTACAACGCTGCCGTAGCTGCGGAGACCAGGAGAGGACAGATAGCTGGGTTGTATGTGGACAAGAAAGAGATTCTTACAGGTACAATTGATTCAATGTCGAGAGATGAGGTAGAGAAGAAGCTACAGGATTTGAAGGAACAGTACAGTATTGAAACTACGTTTGAGGAAGTTAAAGAATTAGAAAATAAGTCTTGACTATAAAATAGAATGGGACTATATAGGTTTTAGAGCATCTAAACACTGGCGACTGTGGATATACTGGGTCGCACTTGTTAGTCTTGTATATTCATTTGCTCTACTGAAAAGGAGAAAGTATGGAAAGCAAAGAAGATTTTATTAGAGAAGTTAGAGAACTATTAAATGCTAACGAGAAGGTTGTTCATGTAGAACTAAACCAGATTGTTGACATGGTGCATGAACTTGCAGAATCATATAGGTATTAGTATGTTAGTAATAATTAGACCAGATTTGTATGAGTATACTCCATTACCTATGACAGACGAATTATTTTGGCGTAGAATAGAGAACTTGAGGCGTGCAGCGCTGACTGCAGAAGACTTTGAGTTTAGGTTGTTGTATTATAATCAGATGATGGAACTAATGAAGAGGTGTCCATGATTCAAATGGTGCTTTTATTACTTGTTATATTGTTAGCTTTCAATTGGAAACTAGCATTGATGATAGGTGTATTTATATATTATTTTGGTATTCCTTTTTGAAACCAGAATCAAAACTATGGCAAATGGTGAGAAAGAACTTGCCAGATATACATTGGACTAGGTTTGAATCTTGGGTAAATCAAGGCGTACCAGACTTGCATGGCATCTGCGATGGCATCAATATTTTTGTTGAGTTGAAAGTAACATCAAGTAACAAAATAAACATTAGCCCCTTCCAAAAAGTGTGGAATATTAAGCATACTTTACATGGGGGAAGATCGTTCATTATGCTTCAGCACCTCTCTCAGAGAGCACTGTATATATTCCCGTGTTCCGTGCTCCATTCTACATTGTCCATTACCCCCGCTACAGCCCCCCAGTATAGGGTTGCACTGCCAGCCTCCCCTGCTGCCTGGAAGCAGGTTGAACACTATCTTCTCCACTCTCCATTTCCATTACCGAAGTCAAACCCACCAGGGGACATATAGAGTCAGGCTGGTCCCGCAGCACACCAGGCGTGGCAGGAGCTACTCCATCTCCATTCCATTGCTGGAAGCCAACCGACCGTTGTAGTATAAGGAATACATGCAGCGGCTCCTCATCCAGGAAGCTGAGCTGGTAAATTTCGTCTGCATTTCCATTCCATTGGCAGAGGCCGACCGACCGTTGTAGTATAGTGTAAGGACTGCAGCACCACCTGCGTGCTGAAGATCCCGTGGATAAATAAAATGCAAATAGCTCTTGACTATCAAATAAGATGGGACTATATAAGTACCTGAGATGGACGCTGAGGCATTAATAAGCGCTCTATGTAACAAACGAAAGGGTGGACATCTCAAACGTGGCTACCGAATCCGTTTGGAAGTTTCATGAACGGCCACACGAGTCAGGAGCTGAGGAGAACCTACGGGCTTCCATAAGCAGATCCGAGGGAGGGTAATGCGCATTAATTTGTTGCGGACTCCTGTGACGGGTGCTCATAAAGACCTGTCATCTGCCAGAAGCCCTGACTCACCTACATTAGAAAGGAACAAGATGACAGAGACTGTAACAGTAATAAAGAAAGAGCCCACCTGCGTAGAGCTGGTAGAAGAACAGTGGAAGGAGAGGCAGGAAGACCTGAAGGACCCTGAGTACGAGGCATTAGGCTTTGACTACGTAGAACCGCATACATTCAACGACCAACCAGAAGGTTACTGGCGTTGGCAGTTCAGCTGGGGCGGGCCTGGCGACGAGCTGCGCGGATACGTTAACGAGCATGACGAACTACATCGGTTAGAATACTGGTACCTGGACTGGGGCGACGGCGCTTCATTGCTGGTGGACCAGGACGCTGCCGCCTGGACTCAGATGCAGGACATGATTATGTCCACTGCACCAGGACAGGTCGCATGATACTACTCATTGCATTGCTGCTAGCAACGCATCACCCTGCTGCGGGGCTGCTGCTGCTCTGCAGCTACCTGCTGCTGAAGTCGTTGTTCTAATGCCTCCACTCCATTCCATTACCTCAACCTTTTGTTGTATATGGTATAATAGTAACAGAAGCTGCACGGGCGTGGCACGGAAGTTCCTGTGGAAAAAAAATAAAAAAAGATTTGACAAGTATAATAACATGGGATATAAAGGGAGTATTAACTAGAAAGACGAAAGGATAATAAAATGTCAAAAGCTGTTAATATATTAGAAGTACTAGAGAAGGCTCAACAAAGCCCAGCTAGTGTAAGTAAAAGAAATAAACAAGCTATCGTTGATGCGTATGGTCGTGCGTTAACAATGCAGAAAGTTCTAGCAGACTTTATTAAAGTCAATAGACAACTGATGATAGACTTGTCTATGAGTGAAAATGCAAACCTATTGCATGGGAAGGATTACTCTCTTCATGTATCACAAAAATTGGGTGCAAAGATTGACTCGCAACTCGTTAAAGAAAAACTTGGTGAGATTGCGTATCATCAATGCAAAGTACCAACGCAGTATAAACAGATACAGGCTATGCCTTTATCGGAAACAACAGTTTCAAGAAACAAAAAAGCTACCATTGATGAAGTAGCTGATTTCAGAATTTCTGCATAAGCAGGATATTAATTGTCACTTTAGTTCAGTCGACAATGTTGGGGGCGATACCTACTCGCCCCTTTTTTTATGTCCATTTCCATTACCCATTGATTAGCTCTTATGTATAGTAGTATGGTATAGGTACACAAGCACGGCACATGCGTCTGCTGAACAGTTCCTGTCAAGTAATAAGTTATCCACAAGAAAGAAATAAAGTTCTTGAGTATAAAATAAAATGGGAGTAAGAAGGTAGATAGAAAGGAGAAATCAAAATGCCGAATAATGATGACTACTTATCACGACAATTA